CACATAATCTACATCACCATCAAAATCCAAAGCAGAACCGAACTTACCGGGCGCAAAATGAGTATCACCAACAATTGTTCCGTAATTCCCATTCCCGCTCAAATCATAGACCTTATTACCTATGCCCTCATTCATCAGCCAGTAGGCAACGAGGCCACGAGACAATCTATGACCACGCGGTAAGGTCGTACCCCTAAACGGCTTGAGAACCGGCGCATACGAAACCGATAGCAATATAAGTACAAGCAATAGAGTTTTACGAAACATCTCTGCTATGACCCCAGTATTTCAAGACCGCTCTGAGCTTCTTCTGTATCTTCGTGACTATATTGGTGTAATACGCATCCAAGTGCGATTGCTTCTGACTATTAGTCCAGGCAGCGGTGTATTTGATCTGTCTAACATGTTCGTACAATTCGCCCTTTTCAAGTGATGCTTGTTCAGTAGTATCAATGGCAGGAACGGCGGATGTTGTAAATGGTTGATATTGTGTCAGGGCAGTACGAAGATTCACACCCACGCTGTTTAGTTCATCGGGAACCGGAACGTGAAAAGCGACCCTAATTGCCTGATCTTTCTCGGCAGATTCGAGTAAATGGTAATCGGACATTGATTTCTCCTTTTATGTACTATCGCCACGCATGGGCAGATATGTTATCCGATAGTCGAAAGTGTTATTCGTCGAGGAGGTTTTTACACCAACTTTGCCGTGCGGCGGAGCGGGAATTACTTGAAATGTAATCTGCTCATCATTACCACTTGTAGCATCAACGTCAACACTCCATAAGGGAACATCGTCGAAGTTAGTACCATCGTAGCTGGCGAAATAACTGATGATGATGTTGTCTGTCGTACCAGAAGAATCATACTCCAAAGTAAGCCACAGGCCGTAGTAACCGTTGGTTTCAAGGTCAATATCAGGCGACGCCGGGAAATCGTAGTTCTCGTCGGCAGCGAGATCCGAATCGCCACCGCCATACCCGTCCGTTTCCGCATAGGTCGTCTCGGCAGGATAGTTGTATTTCAAGGTCGCTGCATAAATGATACTTATACTGGTACAGAGTACGCAGAAGAAGATAAAGAATATCTTAAAGCGCGACCAGAAGTGGTTCTTTTTCATTGCTCAAACTCCTTTATTTAATCGTAATCCCAATCTACTTTTATACTCACTTGGGTTATATTAGCGTCAGGATCGCCGTCGAACTCGATATAGACGCATTTACCAGCCGGAACAGTTGCATCGCTAAAACTGCTTACCTCAGCAGCCCCGTTCGTCGTGTCCATTGCCGCAATCACGGTGGCGTTCGCCAGACCTATAAAGGCGTCGGCGAATTTCAAATTGAAATCAAGCTCCGTGCCTGGGTCTGCATTGCACGACACGATAATCTTTGTTATCGTAAGCGCAGCATTCGTATTGGGATCAATGCAGACCTGCGTGTCGTCGTCATAAACCGAGTTTGGCTTCCATATATTGAAGTTCCAGTGCCGATCCACATTAGCCGTTCGTTCCGGTAAGGTTACGGTCGCACTGGAGAAATCGTGCGTACCAGACCATACAGCGCCATCGGCCTTATTCACCAAAGCCTTGTCAGCTACAAGTGTGTCCAATTCAGAGAAGGTATCAATCTCGGTAGCCTGAATGATATTCGCCATATCCGTAATCTGGGATTCAAGTTCAGATTCACTGTCCAAGTCCGTCTTATAGAGCAGGGCCGCAGTATCCGACAAGCTCGTTGAGGAACCAGTCGCCAGCAACTCGCCTATGGTCATACCCTCCAAACCACCACCACTATCAGTCTCATACGTAAGAATATCCTCATCCGCAAAGGCATTCACTGTGTTTATATCAGCCAGTTCGATTGTGCCGTCTGTTATCTCTGTCGTGTCAATCGCCGTGCCAAGCGTGGCCGCAATAGTCAGAGTCGCACCTTCAGACCCGCCGTCTCCACCGGTAATACCGCTACCGTTACTGATAGAAGCTACATAGTTTCCTGAAGTATCCGTGGTTAAAGCAACTGCGTCAGCATCTATTGTGACGGAACCCGAAGAATATGTAAGGTCGCCTATGTCGCCATCAGGATAAGCCCAGTTCAACACACCTGTTGTAATAGACAGACCTGTTCCTTCTATATCGGTGCAAGTAGTTGCATCCGTGACAGCAGTTACGCCTGCCCCGAAAAAGTCCACCGCCGCATCACCGGCAGAAGCAGTCGTGCATGTATCTGCGTTGCCCGTCAAAGCCCCCACAAACGTCGTGGCGGCCAAAGCAGCGGTTCCGGCGTTATATGTCAGGCCAGCATCGCTCTTCGGCAGTAAATCACCCGTAGCACTCTCCCAAAGGGCAACATAAGCCGAAGTATCCGTTGTATCAGCCACAACAATAGTAGTGGGCGTTATCGCCGCCGTCCCGTCGAAATTGACGCCGCCAATAGCCCTTGCCGTCTCAAGAGCAGTAGCGGTAGCGGCATTGCCGGTGCATGAGCCTGAGCTACCGCTTACATTACCCGTCACGTTGCCCGTTAAGGGCCCTGAGAGGCCAGTGGCGCTCAAAACTCCGGTCGAGGCATTATAGGTTAGCCCCCCGTCGCTTTTGGCCGCCAAATCGCCTGTGGCGCTCTCCCAGAGGGCAAGCCAACAGGTTGCATCCGTCGTATCAGCAACGGTGATGAGTCCTTCGTCGCCGAGATTGTCTATATCCGCCCAGTTTATATGCTCGTTGTCTATCGAATCGGCGGCGTAGTCGTCGGAATCAATGGTATCATTCTTAATATCGGCGCTTATAATAACGCTATTGGCAATTTCGCCTTCCGCAATATTGCCCCACTCGACCACGCCGCCCTCGCCGAGGTCCGTAAATGCCCCCCAATCAAGAGAGTCGGCGTCGATAGTGTCGTTCGTGATATTCTCTCCGTCTAAATCGGTCAAGGCCGCCCCGTTGCCGGAAAACGTCGTGGCTGTCAAACTATTCAGTCCCGACGTAATATCGGCGTTGCCATCAAGGACAAGAGCCTTATTCGCCGCCGCTGTGCCGTTCGTAATATCGTCCAGCTTCTCCATATCCGCTTCGGACATTGTAGCCGCGGCGCCTACCGTTAGAGCGTCGGTATTAACCGTGCCGTCGAAGTACCCGTCTTTGAACTCCGCGCCAGAAGTTCCTATATCTACGTCGTTATCGGTAATCGGCCCGAATACGCCATCGTACAGCGTTACCTGCTCAGTTGCCGTAGAAGTGCCGTCCTCGGCCACGGCAAGGACTATTTCGGCGGGCATATCGTTGGAGCCGGGTGTTCCATGCACGCGAGCCAATATCTTTGCACCAAACGCCATATCAGTACCATCCCACCCTACCATACCGATTTGCCCAAGTACGCTATCGTCGGCAACCACGGCGGGACTGGTGTGAGTGCCATGCGCTCGTGCTATCAACATAGTAGGCGAGTGCGTATCCGATGCTCGGTCCATATACGAAACGTAGGTATTGGCTACATCGTCGCCGTGAACGGCCAGTTGGAGGGTCTTGCTTGTGCCATTCACAGGGATTGTCTTATGCGTATTCTTGCCTACGGTTAAGTTGCCCTCGATAGCCGTATCACCGCCGTCCTGAACGGTAAAGACTACACCACCTGCGTCCTCACATTTGATATAGTCGGCGTTGGCTTCGTCGTCGTCAACGCTATACAAAAGATGAAAGAGATAAGTATTCGCCGCTACGGCAGCGTCTGAGTCGTCAATCGTGAAGAACGAAGCCGCACTGTCCTCCGCTATCGCCCACGTAACCCTCTCGTCGTCGTCGAAGTTTATTGTAGTTGCAGCGTCGGGATCAGCTATATCATCGTAAGCAGTCGAGCCACCACTGTCTTGATCAGGTGCCCAAGTAAAATTGCCGCCAGCATGGTTGTAAGTTAGAACATAGTTATCTTCGCCAGCGCCTGGCGTATTCGTAGCGTTTAGGTGCGACTCCTTGATCTTATCATCGTTCAAATCGGCGGTGACTGTATTGCTTGAATCGGTAAAATCAATATCGCCTGTACTCACGAAATCGGGATCAACTACGCCAACACCATCTATGCTAATACTATCGCCGCCAGCAGCCCCTGCGTCGGCCTTCATATAGAAACTATTGGCGTCCGCATCGTAGGCCACCACGTAATCGTCGTCGCTCGGGAGAGTCGCCAAATCCACGAGATACCGTATCGCATCGTCGTCATACCAACACAGAGCGCCGTCGGAAAGGCCGGTTACGGTATTGTCGTACTGGAACTCCCCAACAACGGACGGACTGCCGTCTGCGTCGGGAAACTGGTATGAACCGTCAATAATAGCTGTGCCGCCGTCGGCAATAAAGGTGTGGTCGGTAACATCGGCAGAGCCATAATCCAAATCGCCTGCGCCTGTCGTATCGAGTAGATTTATATTTAGAGTTCCGACTATATTTGCATCGCCTTCAATATAGAGATTGCCATCAATCTCCGCATCGTCTTTTACGAGAAGATCATCTACGCCGTTTATGTGATCTTCGTGCCCGCCACCTATATCGAGACTTGCATTGGGGTCGGTGTCAATACCGACATTTCCATAGATAGTATCTTGATAACGAATAATGTTATTCGCACTGTTTGCATGGGCACTATATCCGCCTTCCATAGTACCCATGAAAAACTGATTACCCGTAGCTGTACTCTCAAGAAAAATAGCATCACTCGGCACACCTAAATCTGAAGAGATACTACCGAAATAGAGGCCCCCTGTTTCGTAAGTCGAAATAGCACGCTGACCATTAAGGATAGCATGAGAGCTTAAATGCCATTCATTATATTTCACATGTGTATTAGCCGATCCTCCAATTAAAACAAATGGCTTATTGGCATCTTGTGGCCCTTGCATAAGCGGAGCAACAATCCTATTGTGATAAAATGTGCTATCATCGTTAGTAGAAAGAACAAAAATTGCGCGTTCACAGTGATTGATTTCTTGAAAAGTAAACGTATTTTCGCCTATTGGGCCGTCAACAGGTCTAAAGTACACCCCGTTTGTCCCCCCCCAAATAGTTGGAAAATGAAACGTAGAAGCGCCAAGTGATTTTACGCCATCATAAGGCAGGGCATTGCGTACATTAAATTCCAAAGCCGTACCCGTTCCTCCATATACTATCTGCCCATCCATTCGGAAATATACTTGCATGCAGGAATCAAACCGAACACCCGGATCTGAACCCAAACTCCCCGGAAAATTGATAGTGACATTTTCAATAATAATCGTTGCGAGTTCAAGTGGTGGTATTTCTAATGTTGTGCTACAGTGAATTACATTTACACCTGGAGCACTATAACGTCCGCCCCCATTAACCCAAAATGGATGACAATGAGTGACCGCGTAATTTATAGCCTCCTGCAAACCACCCGTCGTTGAACTAGAAATGTCTATTTCAGTTCCATTAGGGTCAACAACTTTCCACGTCTGACTGCCCGTTCGATACATTCGTACCCAACCACTATAGAGATTATTCGTAGATACGTCTCCAAACGTGCCGCTCGTGGCCGTGATTGTGCTGTGCGTGCCATCTGTGTTATGCTGTTGGTAGAATGCGTGGTCGGGTGCAAGAAGCCCGATTGGGGCCATCGTCCCGCTGCCCGAAGAATAACCGGTGACTGCAATAGCCGCACAGATACACAACACCGACGCAATGAATAATCGTTTCATCAGAACTTCCTCGCCTCTCGGTAATAGAGGTACACGTCAAGCTGGGTTAGATTGCTCGTATCACAATTCTTTATACCTATCGAGGGCGCACCGACAATGGGTACGCCGAGAAAATCGTTGCCCGCGGTATCGGCGATGGATAATGCGTTCCTGTTCGGGTCGGAAGTGGTCCGAAAGTCGTCGCGCGAAAAGACTACAATCCCGTGCGGGTCAACAACGTTCACGTCAAAGGCCGCATCCGTGCCTGTACCGTCAACTACAATAGCGTCAAGATAGCCTACAAAGTCGCTTGCAAAGGCGCTCACCGCAGTCGTAGCGTCGTTCACGTCCGTTGTGGTCCACTTGACCACACTAACTACTTCGCCGACAGCTAAATGCCCCTTCGCCGGACGATATATGGTCTCCGTCGCGCCGATGCAGAACGGTATTACCAGCGCACAGAAAATTACAACGGGTATCACAACGGCCAGTATGTTTCGCCTGTTCATTTCTGGTTCTCCAAAAAGTCGCTTACGGTTTGACAGACCATATACACAGCCGTCAGTGCCGCAGTAAGTATCTGCATTCTTGGTTCCGTAGCCTGCCCTATCAGCCAGGCACCCCACGCAAACGCGGCCATACGCTTGCCTACGTTGCCGTCAATTAGTTGCTTCAGATCCATAAATGACCTCAAAATAGGGGGCCGAGCCGAAACCCGGCCCCGTTAATGGTTAATCATTCAAAGTGTTGTCGTCGTTTACCCAAGTTCCTACGCTGGCAGTAACAATCCACTCCGTTGCATTGACCGCAACCAACGTTACGCTCTGACCGGCCGAATCTGTGTAGCAGTTGTAATACTCCGCAGCAGTACCGCCGTTGATAGTGTCGGCGGCCCCGGCCTTGATGCACAAATCCTTGCCTGCCCCAGCCTCAACGTCACAGAAGGTATATACCAGTCCAGCAGCGGCAGTCGGCAGGGTGTAAACCTGCACATTGGGATCAGCCTGGTTGGTAAATATCCCACCTGAATCCGCAGCAGTCAGCGTTTCATTGTCAATATCGTCCGTGACATCCAACGTGTCTCCGGTGATGGCAACCCAGCCTGTTCCGTTATGGTACTTCGGACAGTTCTCCGAATCGTCGAAATACATCGCGCCCTCGGTCGCTGTGGCCGGAAGCGTATCGGTCTTACTCCAATACACGTCACCAACCGAAATACCGTCGAGCGTAGAGTCACCTTCGATGTACTGGGCGGTCTCCTGCATGTGAAGATATACAGGGTCTTGCTTACCACCGTCCGAGTTGTGGCGCATGTAATACGTCTCGTCGTAGGTCATTGCACCGTAGGTAATGCAGGCGAGTAAAAGCGCCAAACATATCACAATTTTGGCTTTCATAAGAAGCCTCCTTTCTACGGATTCCCTACCGGCGAGACAAACACCTGCTTGTCAAAGTCCGATTGAGGCGGAGTCTGACTGAGCCATGCGTCGATAGTGAACGTGCCACTACTGGTTGTGTTACGATACATCAGCTGCATATACCTCTCGTTAATGCCGTAAGGCAAAGCACCTCGGTATATCCACGCTCCGGCAGTAGAGAGTCTGGCATCGCTCGCAGCAACCTCTGCGCCGTTCGCACCGACAAGGGGCATTAGCACAATCTTTGGACTGGTGAATGAAGCATTGTCATCCACCTGAACCTCGATGCTCAGCGTGTCGTTCGCCTCGGTGGGCGCGGTATTCGTGCGAATGCACAAGTAAACCGGCTCACCAACACCCAACTGCGGAGTAGTCACCGCCAAATCAACCTTGTTTGTGGACTCAGTATCGTCAGCTGAAATCTCCTGAGCGTCACTGAATTCCCCTAAATTGCTAAAAGCACCCATAAGTAATTCTCCTAAAATGGGTTACATTTACGCTGCGGCAACCGCCGTCTCGGTTTCGAGCAGGCAGTCACACTTACGAATAGGCATATCGCGGAACATGAGTAGCGGACGGTTGTATGGATTGTCCGAACTTAAGTGGACATTGCCCTTATCAGCCGTCATGATGTCAAGATGCGTGAACATCTTGCCGTTCACGTACATCCACACCGTTCCAGCGTTCTGCGGGAAGTTGTTCCTCGCCTCTACGATCTTCCGCCATACATCGGTATCGAGACTTTCAATATCGCTCTCGATATTCCTAATGCGAGCAACGTATCGCCAGTCGTGAACGACAAGGCCCAAGTCCCACTCCAACTCCATGCGATAGTCCTCACGCTCCTTGCTGTTCTCGGCGTCCACGTACACAAGGCCCTTGTCCCTGACGCGAATACCCATGTGCGGATCGTTCATAGGATGGACGCCGCATACGCGGTCCTCACCCCATGCAATCAGCCAGATACTCGACGTATCGCTGCCGGTCCCGCCCATGTCGTAAACGCCGTACACCCCAGAGCTGCTGGGGTTAATCGGGTTCGTCGCATCGGGGGTCTTGTACCGAACATCGAAGCCGTCAAACTTCTCTGGGTCGGCAGACGAAGTCCCGTAAATCAGATGATTCGCAACGCCCTGCCCGAAACCTTCGATATGACGGTTCGTAATGAGCTTACGCTTCCGAGTCGGATTGGCCTGTATCCGCAAGACATCTCGCGGAATATCAATCCGGTCCTTGAACATTGAAATTGTTTCGCTGAAGCTGTCCCATTCAGCCTTACTCGCACTCCAGCCGTCGCCGACCTTAATGATCTGCGGCGTGGGCAGCGAACTCTCCCGTGTTCCCGTATAACCCAAAATCTCGTTCGATGGAAATATGGGCATGTCTTCGAGAATCGGATTATTCTCAGTCAGCACCTTTGCAAAAGTGGCAAGCTGCTTATTGTCCTTACCGAGCTTGGTCAACTGCGTTAGGTGGTAACGTGTGTCAAAGCCATTTTCAGCCATAAGACACTCTCCTAAATAGAGTTATCACTTTAGTTACAACACTCTTATTCGGAGAGGTGTCCGGCTGTACCGGGCTCATCCTAAACAGTCCGCCTGTCCTACGGCGGCCCCCCTTTGGGGCGAGCATCAGGCCCGCGCACGTAACGCGGGGTGTCTGAGTTCTTCAATTGTTACGCGCCTGGCCTCGGACCGGAGTTCGGGAATTCTTTTTCCCAGTCATCTTCGTCCGAAGTCATACCAACGCGAGACGGGCGGTCACCTTGATGGGTTACGCCCTCGGCTTCGAGTCTCTTCGCGGCAATGCCGAGCAGTTCGGTAAGAATCGGGTTAGTGGAGACGCCATCGTTGTAGCACTGGGCCATGAAGTCCTTAAACTTTGGGTCTTCAGGGGTGTCCACGCCGAGCTTGTGCATGATTGCACGCTCTATCAAGATGTTGTTGGCGTCATAGTCACCGCGCCAGATTTTGCGAACAGCCTTCTCAGCCTCGGCCTTCTGCTGCTCTCGCAAACTCGTAAGAGCCTCTTGAGACTGTGCAATAAAGCCATTCCATAGCTCGATTCCCTTCTGCGCCTGCGTAGGCGTAAGGCCCTCGGCAACAGCAAACTCGACGAAGGTCTTTGCTAAAGCCTCGTCATGTTGGGCGCCTTCGGGCAGGCCCGCGTCGAAATCCAATTCCAGACCGTCTTCGGACTCGATAACGCCGCGCAACTTGTTTAGCTGCGAACGCTCCTCGTCGTTCATGGCGTCCAGAGAATCGGGCAGGCGGGTCTTGCCTACGAGCTTCTGTGCCTCATAGCCGCCCCGTAAGGCGGCCTCAAGCGGATTGTCGGCCTTGTCGTACTTCGCAAACGCCTTCCGTGCATCGGCATCGTTCTTGAATGACTCGAACGCATCGAGCCAATGTTCCTGACCTGAAGTGTCCTGAATATCAGGGTTCGTGTCAGATTCACTCATTGGTATCATCCTTTTCTTGCTTTGGGGCAAGGTCGGCTTCCTGAATGGTGACGAACTTGCCGCTCTTATCCATTTGCCGCACCCTCAACTTGGAGTAACGGTCCCTGATTGTCGTCTTAGCCCCGCCGGGCGTGACCTCGAACACCATTGCCCACTCATCGGTGTTCGGGGTAAGCCCTTCGACCAAGTAGCTCGTACCGGCCTCGATAACAATGGAAATGCCTTTACGCGTGCGTTCCCATTGCATCACCTGACGGGACTTGGCCTTTTTTGCCTTTTTCTTTTTTGCCATATTCTTGCTCCTGTGATAAATCGATTTCTGCGGTTTTTAGTAAATCCTTTGCCATCGCAAGGCAGAGGTACTCGAATTTCGCTTTGTGCCCGGCATCAACACCGAGTATGTTCTGTATCTGGATCGCCGCGTCGTTATGAACGCCCATATCCTCCGCGCTATGGCATTCGGAAAGAACGCGAGCGACCATAGGGGCCAAAAGCTGGCCACCAACAGCTAAGTGCAATTCGACTAACCTGTGTCGCGGCGATTTCATGCGGCCCCCGTGATGAGTTTAAGCGGACTGGACGGATCGGTGGGCTTGCCCAAATCAGCTACCGCGCCGGCCACCTCACGCGCAGATGCAATATCTCTCTCTGCCTGTTCCTGCTGCTGCAACTGTGCTACAACCTCGTTGTATTCGTCTTCGGGCACTATCAAGTCCTGGTCGAGATTGGACGCTTCAAGCACACGCTCGGCCATCTTACCCCACCTGACCTTGTGCACCAACGGAGGGTGGATTTCCAGCAAAGGGACGAAACCAGCCAACGCGCCTTGTATTCTCTGCAACTCCATGTGTATCGTCTGGCTTTGAGCCAGAAGGCCAATAAACTCCGGTTCGGCCAAGTCGTCTATATCAAGCCCGAAATGCCAAGGCATAGGCAGACGGCCCGCTCGGTTTTCAATATCATCGAAGCGGGCATCAATGTCGGCGAGCATCCCCTCAGCACTGGCAATCTGAGTACCTAAAAGCACCATATTCTCACCTACCATTTGGGAAATCTGGTACGCAGTAGGCGGCTGGCCATGCTCCTTGGAATACTGTCTTATCATTGTGAACAGGTCGGCAAGGAACCAGCGGTCGATATTGCGTGTAATCCTCTCGACACACTCCGTCTCATAACGCAAATTACCGCCACGCTCGATAAAATTTGGAGGAGTCTCCATCTCAGTAGGACTTGCGAAGTTTCTCGCACCCGGAAGAAACGAAAGACGGCCACGCATACTGTCAAGAGAAATAGCCGCAGGGTTACCCTCGTATTCGGCACGCTGCCAGTGTGTCTTCCATGCAACCTGAGAACCCTTAATATCGTAAATCGCGTGCCAGGCAGGCGTTCGCGCCCGTATCTCGTGCGAATTCCGCTCCCAGTCCCACACGCAGTGAGGTTTCGATTTGTAACCATCAACACTCAAGGGCTTACGCTTGTCGTGGTCGGTTGCAAGCTCGATGTAAATACATACATACTCCCAATCGGGTTCAAAGATAGGCGCGTCTTTCAATCCATCGAATATCTGATCGTATTTGCGGTATATGGCCTGAATGAAGGTGTACTTCGTATTCGGCTGACCTATATCCATCGACCTTTGCAATGTCTGACTAAGGGAATCCCGGCCCCATTCGGCAAAGGCATCCTTGGCAGCCCATTTGTCCTCAATATGTAAACGGTCAATGTTCCCAAACCTGTCACGAGTAAAAAAGCACGTACTATAATGGGGTAAATTGCAATGAATCTTGCCCGTGCCCGCATCTTCCTCGGGTATCATTATCGGCGAGCCTATCGTGATACCATCCAGCACGTAACGCGGCCCTACGGAATAGAAATCGCTACGCCGATAAGTGGCCTCACGCTCCTCTCTACGAGCCTGAAGCCATGCGTTAATCTCGTCCACACCCTTAAAGCGACGGTCGGAATAACCATACCTAATCCACGGCATCTTCGGACCGAATAGCCAACCGGCAATACCTGCCGCACACTGGCGGGGCGAAAAAGCAGACGTGCCTTCATACAGGTCGGAGCCGTAGAATCCACCTTCATCATCAGCCTCGAACGGTAAATCGGGACGTGTGTACTTGGCAACATCGTCCAACTCCGCCTCATATTGTGCGGTATGAGCTTTCTTCATGTCCTCATGCTCACGGACCATGCGTTCCCACAATGTCATGTTGTTCCATGCCGTCATGCTATGCCTCCGACCGCAAATCTACTTCGTCGATGGTTATGTAATCGGTCTCCACAAATTGCCGGAGTCGATACACATTAGCCTTCTTCTTAATGACAATGCGAGCGCCCGCCCTTGTTATCTCGCAAACCGTTCTCCAGGCGAAACGCGACACCCGTTGGCGAGGCGAGTCCTTCCAATAACTGACTGCGTAATAGCCCTCAAGCATATATGCCTGACCTGGTCTGACGACAACCATAATGCGGCCATCTCGCAGATCGGTAATCCGTAGAATTCTGCCAGTATCGCAGTTGACGTCGCCTTCAGCGGCGCCTTCGGAAGACGGGCCGAAAACAGTGGCAATACCAAGACTTTTTAGAAAATCGCGACGTTGCATCTGTTATGCTCCCAATAGCCCGGCCTTGCCGAGACTTAATGCCCCTAAATTACGTGCCACTACACTACGCCTACGCAATGATTCCATGCGTTCCTTGTTACCAATTGCTCCAGTAGGCTGTATTGTCTTCGCAGGCGGGGTTATCTTCGCGACCATAGGACCGGAACCGGATTTCTTCCCGGAACCAGTAAGTGCCTTCTCGCCTTCACTACCGCCCCACGCACCTATGGCGCTGCCCACTATCGTTGCAGCAGGACCAGCCGTAGCACTCGCTGTGCCACCGATTATCGCACCTACTACCGCACCCATATCAGCCTACCCTTGCCTTTCTACGCTTGGTCTTGCCCAAGGCGTGATTGAATACATTCCATTGCTCTACCCCGTCACCCTGAGCTTCTACGGGTATCGGGTGTGGATAGCCTATTCTCTCGCCCTTTATCGTCCCCCACCTGTACTGCAAAGCCAGCGTCTGAAATGCGTCGGCTGTATGACTGGCCGCATCGTGAACAGGGTCTTTCTTGTACTGAGATAACACCTCGTCCCACTCGAAACGATAAAAGGCCATGCGATGGAGAAATTGCGTGCAAGTCTTTTCGTTAATTGTTACCTGATTGAATATGCCACGACCCGCGGCTATACCATCACTCTTGAGCTTGGGACGATGCACCTTCTTAAGCTGCAAGCCGAAATTCGCATACATATCAGCCAGAACCAGACCTGTCCCCTTCTCGTGCTGCATTACATCGTGTGGACCATAGTGATCAGCATAGATATAAGGTTTGTCCAAGACCTGTTTAGCGTGGTATTGAGCGCCTCTGCCCGTCATTTCGTAGTAGTCCATTATCCGTATCTCTCGCTGCAGGAACTGAACAAATATGACCGCAGTAGCATCAGAGTAACCCAAGTCCCAGAACGTATAGGTCTGCGCGGCTTGTTCCCACGGGTAAAAGCCTATCCGGCCCTCAGCTCGAGCGCGCTCCAACTGCTCAGCATAAATAGCACCTTCTGTGGCTTGCTCAAAAGCCTCGGTTGGGGTCGAAGGATACTCCCTTTTCATCAGCGAGCCGTACCCGCCTGGGCCGTCTTTCTTCAACGCGTAGAACGCCTTCTGCCGTTCGGTTATCTCGATACCATCCTTACTAAGACTCTCGAAATAACGCTCAAGCTCGTCGCTAACCGGAATACCCAATGGGTCAGTCTGATCCTCCGGGTTATCATGCCAGCCGAAGAAATGGAATTTCATTTGCTGCTTATTGAGCTTCCGGCCCTCTTTCTCGGCCAGAGCAGTAACAGACTGAGAAGCCATTGCCCAATCGTAAAAGTCTCCGCCGGCGCCCTCAGCAGTACTCTCTACAAACAAATACGATCCGTCATGCAAGGTCGGCAAAGCACCTGTCTTTAGCTCTAATGCCTTTTTGGGGAATAAGGCACATAGCTTGCCATGTTCCGAGACGTGGAGCATACGAAGGGTCTGAGACCGCATAGACGTTCCAACCCATAGCTGAGAGCCGTTCGCCCACCGCATCTCCATCCCGTCGTCTTTCGTTGTAGGAATGGCGCTCTTGAGCTCATCCGGCAAATGCTCGTAAGGAAACTTCACTTTGTTGTGAAATATCTTCTGAGCATCTTTAAGGTTATGGGCAACAATGCCAGCGTGGATATTCGGGTGGAACAGACAAGCATCGAGCATGAACAGATCAATGAACGTCGTCAAACCGTGCTGCCTGGACTTTAGTATGAGATTCCAATACCACATTGCACGATAGAACAGCTCCTGAACAGGTCTGAATCGGAAACGCACCGCCTCCGACTGGTCGGTAACAATCGTGTAAAGATTGTTCAGCCGCCAGTGTCTGTCAGTCATGTTCTTCTCGTATTTTGTCATCTATACTCCAAAGACCAAAAGAAAAGGGGCCGCAAGGTTTAATCCTCACGGCCCCTGTAACAGGCTCGTATGGTTACAGCACACTCCGGTAGGAGCGACCCACCGTGTGCCCGATCTTTTGGTCGTCTTAAGCTATGTCATTTCTCTGTACTCGATTTCGTAGTCAGCCCGGAATTGTTCCTTTTCCTTGCCAGTGTACCAATCAGTAGCATACACGAGACCTTTGTTGTAGCAAGTAATCCCGGTAATACGCCTACCAGACCTTGAAATAGCCTGCATAGCACGTAATAGCTCTGCTCCCTCTAACTCAGCCCGCCGCTTACATGGATCATCAGCACGCATAATTTCGTCCCGATCGTTGCGACACTCCAACGTGTATTTCTGCGGTGGCGTGTTTCCAGCATCAAGCGGGCCGATTATAGGCACGACGTAACGAGAGTTGACCGTGTACCCCTGCACCGACATAAAACCGTCGGGGGCAGACTCAGCAAGCCCACCTCCCGACGCGTCTACGTTATTTGTCCTATCGCCAACAAACCAGCCTACAAACGGAATACTCGCTAACGCTTTAAGCACACTACGCCGTCTCATACCTTGGGCTCCATCTAATTGGGTGGTCTGCAATATGTTGATACTCATGAAAACATTGCGCTTGGCGAGGCCATAGCCTAACGAGCATCGCCTGCGGCCCCTTGCCTTCCAACGAACCATAGTGAAACGCTAACACCCCGTCCATCGAATTGCGCGTGATAATCTCCATCCCCAGCGCATTGGCGAGAATGACCTCGTTCGGCCCAGCCTCAGCCGCCAGCCGCCTTACTCTATCCAAGAACTCCCGGTCAGGGTCTTGAGCATCCCCGGCCAGCCCTGTCCTATCGAGAAACTCGCGTCGTCTCATATCTTACACCCCTCACATTTGGTATTTACCCGTATTTCCGAAGCCTCAGACGGGTTTTTGCCCTCCCGGGTGGCCTCAATAGCCCTGTGAATCAGCCTAATTTCAATGTCGATACGATCTATGGACGCCTGGAGTACCCCTAATTGCTTCATAATCGGGGTGTCGTGGGTGTTTTGCCGTATTTTTCGAGCCTCAGCGAGGTAGGGATATGAGATAGCGTAGGGATTCTTCTCGTCCTCACCGCCCATGCAAATGAACGCCCCTATCATCGTTAGGAGCCCGCCTGCGACTATCCCTATGGCTATGCCTATACCCAATGATTCTGTCGGATTCATCTATTCAGGCCTCCATTCCGCCCTGTACGTCGGCCCAGGCGGGCACGGCTCACCACACAAGTAACCGTCGTCATCAAACCAAATCCATTCGATATGCTCACTTGCAGGGCTCACAATAAAGCGTGTAAACACGTCCCCAGCGTTACGAATAGGGCCCATATCGCCATCCACACCGTCTGCGTGGCGCTTTCTCGCGGTGCGATAGTCAAGTATAGCCAAGCCCAACTCAAGTGAAGCATCGGCAGGCATCATATCGGGCAGGTCAGCCTCCATGAACTCGACGCCGTCGCTGTCCACGCGATCAGCTGGCGGGGAGGCCATGACCTGTTCGTTGCACAGTGCCTCCACCTCAGCAGCCAATGCCTCAACCCGGATCGTTAGAAGAAAGACTGCAAGCCCTATGAAGCACAGTAAGCCTATCATAACTCGTTGCATTTTGCGACCATCCATGCCTACGCACCTATATTCACTATCCGGCGCACCGCTCTCGGGGCGCCAATACACAAGTCAACATCCGCCTCAAATTCAATAGAAGGGCCGTCAATCCGGGTTATCCTCGCAGTTCGGAACCCCACGGCCTTCGCAAGCTCCCCATGCATCCAGTGCGGCACATTCGACTGCGATCTGCCGTCCTGCCGCACACCACACTGTTTGTTGCCTTCCATTCAAGCGCCCTTACTATGCTTCTTCGCCCGATAAGCCCGATACGCCCGCTCAGCCGACGCCCGGCTCTTATACATAGCCTTGCCCCGGCCTATTCGATACTTCCCGTTTTTAGCCTTATATACCGGCATCGATTCTAAGCCTCTAAAACGATCCAACGCACCATAACATCGGCCCACCCTGTTTTAACGCCTCTACGGCGATTCTACGGCCTCAGATTCTTCACTTCCGGGCGGTTCGAGGCCAGTTTTGCCGATTTTCTCCATAATCGCGGCTAATCGATCACCTACATCAAGCCGGTGATCCTGCTTATCAGTCTGCCCCAAGGTGTTCTTCCCAAGCCATATCTGCATAGTCGTATCATTGCCCTCGACGGCCTTCGCGTGTTGCGCTCTACGCAAGGCCAACTTGTACTCCTGCCGCTTTTTGGTTAATTTACTTAGAATATCTTTCCTCCCCGCCAACCAGCCCGCCTCCCACCCCATCAGACCACATATAGTGCCATTCTGGCAGTTGAGAGCAGCATATTCCTCGGCCTTTGCCATATCTTTAGGGCTGATGACAGTCTTCGGCCGTCCAGGTCCGCGCTTACTCATTCGTTCGTCTCCAGATACAAGTCATAACAAGTCAGTCTTCGCATATACTGTCTGTCGCAGCATACCAGCCCATCCGGTCCAAGCCACCACACGC